TCCTTTTAGGTTAGCTGGCCGCCTTTAAGGCCAGACGCGATCCTTTGAACACTTGTTTTAATTTCACCGCTCGCGCCACCAGCGCTTGCGTTCGCCCCACCAGAGCCGCCACCAGAATTGACCGCAGCCGATACAAAGTGTTTACCTTCATCGCCCGTTGCCCACCCACTGACAAAATCTTGCAGACTCTTACCGCCTACAGTAGCGATAGGTCTGCCATTATCCATAAGCATATCAATGCCCTGCTTTTCAAGTAATGCTTTGGCGGCTGGTAATAAAGGCGCAGCAACGCCCACTTTAACCAGTGCCGCCGTAAGACCTTCTTCTACCACAAGCCCGCGCAATTGCTTTTCAACGCTGGCTTTTTCCGATAAATGCTTATCAATATCCGCCTTATACTTTGCTGTAATCTTCTCAATATCACCAGATTTAAGGATTGCTTCCTCTTTTGCTGCCTCACGTTCGCGCTCGGCCTCGTCCGCTTTAGCTTTTGCCGCCTTGGCCTCGCTTAGCAACGCCGCGTTTTTCTCAAGGATGCCTTTTGTTTTTTCGGCCACGCGCTCCTCTACTGTTTGGTCAAGCCACGCCTTACCCTCGTCTGTTTTTAAGATTTCTTGCAATGCGGTTAAATCCATAATCGTCTCCTAGTTAGTTAAAGTAAAATAATCATACACGAACATTTGCCGAATTAAAAGCCCTAGGTTCTGCGGCCTTTAATTCTTGTAAAGTCATGGGTGTATAGTCTTTGCCGACAAACTGTTCAATCTGCAGACCACCATCCCGAAACAGTTTAGCACGTGCTGGGCCTAAAACACTATCCTGCACTGTATTGCTTTGGGCCCGCAACCATTGTCCGTAAGTTTTGGAAGCGGGTACTTGCCCGTCCATACTTACCCGCGTATCCTCTGGTAAGTCTTTAATACCAAGCTCTTTAGCGCTTTTTAGCACTCCTACCATTTTACTGCGGCAATTTGCATGCAAGGGGGGTCTTGGCCCTTTGTTTAATGGGAAGACCTTTCCGTCCAAAGCCGCGCACTGGATCGTCGTGCGGCCGTCTAAAGTTGCCACAAACTGCAATCCCTTAAGTAAATCCGCATTCTCTTGGAAAAACTCATACCGCGCCTGATTTGTGATGTGCTGGATTGCCGTGCGCGCAATCGTTTCGGCTTGGCGCCGTGTTGTTTCAAGTATCCCGTCTTTGAACGCAAAAGCCCGTGTACCGCGTATCTCGCGCATAAGGTTGGGAATAGTGGCCCCATTGACCACGGCGCGTTGTGCAGCCTGCGTAAGGCTGCGCTGCGTGGCTTGGGCAAGGGTTTCGTGCCATTGCTTCAGCGTGAGGCCAGAAAAGGGGACGCCACGTGCTGCAACCTCTATCGTGCGCAAGGACGGCGTGGTAAAATCTACCGCAAAGGCCGTCTCCTCACGATACACCCCCACAACCCACGCCAATTCCACGGCCGCTAAATCGTTTAGGGTTTTGATATTGTTGTTCTCTACACGCTGCGCTAGATCGGCGGCCATAAGCGCAATCATCTCACTCATTTGCGGGTCGGGCTTAACAGAATAAAACCGCGTGCCCTCTAGCCTCTCACGAATACGCACGGCCATATCATCCAAGGGTGCGGCTATGTCTTTGCGCAATTCTTTTGCCGCGTGGGCTTTAAACCGCTCTAAATAGATCTGGTGGCGTATAAGCCTATCGCGCAAAGATTCATTGACGCTAGGCATTCAAGGCACCCTGCGCGGGGAAGGGGTCTTGCACCTCAACCTCTGCCTGTATGTCCTCTATCGTGCGGTCTGCTTCCACAATCTCCCCGCGTTTGAAATTGTGCACTAAATCCGTAAACCCAATTGCGCCTTGCTGCCATGCAGAAACAAGCTCACGGATTGTCTGCGCGTCCATAATCGTGGGCAGGAAGTCGGTATTTAGATCAAACTTAATATCGCCCGAAATCCCCAACCAATCCCGATACACAGCTAAGGCCTTCTCAATACTCATGGATACAGATTGTGCGATAGAGGACAGCACGCTTGCCTCACCATTGCCACGAATACGGGCAGTTTCAGCGGCCTCTATGCCCTTCTTGTCGGGTGCAAGCATACGCGCGCCAAGGGCTGCCATGTACTGCTCCTTGGCTGCTAAACGGGCCTCCAATGCGCCTAAGCCTCGGCCTGTGAACTCTAAGAAGAACGCTTTCGCATTCGGATCACGCAGTAGCCATGCCGCACGGCTGCCTATGAAGAAATCACCGCCCCCAGCCTCGTCTTGCATCCCCACAATAACAGCGGTAGGCAAGGCCGTGTAATGCGCCCCATGCTCTAAGTCTGCCGTGGTACGATAGTGCGATAAATTCGCATCCGCTAAGTCTAACAATGGTGGCTCTTCAATATCTGGAGAATTGTTTTTGACACCAACAAAGAAAAACGGGATTTCGCGCATTTTGACGCCGCGCATTGTTGGATACATATCGGGGCCGAATTGTTCCCATTCCTTCTTTTGCGTTGCGTCTTGCTTCTGTCTGTACAGCCTTTGCCTGTAATAGCCAGCATCATCTAAATCAAGCACGCGTATTTGCCCAATACAAACGCTGTCAAAATCTCCGTTTACTTCCTCTACCTCCTCCATAAGCCGCACTTGTGAAAGCTGCAGCTTATTGCCGTTCTCGCGAGTGCGCCAGTTTATTATACTTTCCGCCGTGTAATGCTTCAAAAACGGCCGAATATTCAAAGCTTCGGCCTGCGCCACAGTTAATGCATCGCTCTCAATACGTGGGTAATCCACAAGGATACCGCAACGCCCAACGGCCAGAATGTCCTCTACAATTTGTTCCGCAAAGCCCTGCAAAGACAACCCGTCAAGTGTTATGGAGTCCATATACGGTTCCATGGCAGGCGGTAATTCGCTTACAGGCTCCTTACGAAAGACCATGCCGGACAGCCCGTCAATCGTACGGGCAGAAGCGTTGTAAAACAGGGCGCGCTTTACATAGGCCGCGTATTCCGTGTTAGAAAGCCCGCCGTCATTCGTGAGATAAACAGAGCTGCCTTGGCCGTCAAGTTTTGGTAGATACTTTGTGCCAGCCGCATGTATAGCGTCTTGGCCCTCAATACAGTCGCGCATTCTTTCCCATTGCGGCTTGTATTCATCATATTCCTCGTGCGTTGTTTCAACTGCCATGTTAAAGCCCCCGTAGTTTGAATTGCGTACCGCCCCGTGATTGTATAGGAAAGCGATAATAAATGAAATAGCCCGCAGCATCAATTCCATGATCATGCCCGCTAGTCTTATCTGGCTCGCCGTTCTTGTCGTATGCTTGCTTTTCAAAGCATTCTACTAAATGGGGGCAAGTATCAGGATTGATTTTATATCGCCGCAATCCGTCTTTGTTTATCATGACATTTACCGATAGTACACGGTCGCGCACGGCGGGATTGCTTGTGGCGCAAAGCACCGTAAATCCTGCTTGCCGCAACAATGCTAAATCGCTTTCCCCTGCATTCGTGGTCTTGCGTGATCCCCCGCTCGCATCGGGATAGACAATAATCGTATGCCCTTCAAAACGGCGTTTAATCGTGGCAATCATGGCAGGCGTATCAAGGACATTCACGATTTCGGCCACGGCATGGGGCAATCCATCGCGCATGACATGCACCGCGCCTGCCATCTTGCCTATGTTGAAATCCATCCCGATATGCAGCGTATCGCCCGCTTGCACCGTTTCGCGACTTGCGTTCAACACGCGGTCAAATTCGGGGTACACACAGCCTTGTGTGAGGTTGACGAATTGCCCCTCTAGATACGCGGCCAACATGGCTACAGGGTAAGTATCCTTTAACGATTGGATGTAATTCGGGGGCAGGTTTACCGCATTAGAGTAGGTGCTGGCGCGTATGATTTTGCTGCCTTGCATAGGTTCGCGCTGCCATTTCTCATACACAAACCGAAAGCCTTCGGGTGTGGTAGCAACCGCCGCCGTGTTCAGCGCGCCATTGGGTTTTTTCTGCCTGTTCCTCGCAACAATCCGCCGCCATACATCCGCCGCCTTATCGATTTTAAGCGTGTCCAACTCGTCCGCAACGCTATCCCCCACCTCGTACCCGATAATGCGCTCAGGCGCGTCCATGGTGCGGAAAATGATGCGCCCGCAGCTCTTAATGTCTATAAACTTCTCGGATTTATTGAGCGTGTACCGTACCCGCGCGCGTTCAAACAATTCACAAAAGCGCGGGAAGGCGATCTGGTTAATCAGGTCAAATGTGGGCAGATAATACGCCACGTTGTTTTCTGGGACCGCCCACTTTAAGCGAATTATGCGCACGATTGCGGCTGCGGTCTTCCCAGCGCCATAGCCTGCAATCAGGGCAGGAAAAGCGCTATCGTCATGCACAAAGTCGTATTGTGGCCATGTGAGATAGTAATCATTCATTGGCTTCACGTGGTATGCTTGGCGGATTGAAAGCAAATGGCTCTGTAGGCGGCGTATAGTCTTTATCGCTGCCCCAACTATCACGGCTTTTCAAGAAGAAGATGATCGCGGTAATATCTCCCGCGTCAATTTTATCCATCAATTTGCCTACAACGTAGGACTTAGCATTGTCGGCGCCGTTGTCTAACTCATCGCGATAGTATTTTACAAGCGTTGGAATTGAAATGCCTAGCACGCGCGCGGTTTGTTCTTGCGTGTATCTTAGCACCATACAGTTGCGCACCTCGGCAAGCGTTTCTTCTGTTTTTTCATGGGCCATTCTTTTTTATAGCGCAAAAAAACAAAACTAGCAATATCTAGGCACATTACTTAAAACACAAATATCATACACAATAAGAATCGGTATTTGTCAAAAAATTATTTGACATAGTAAGCTGCAGCATTTAAAATAATCACAGTTGAAATATAACGATCACGCAAGCAAGGAGTTAAACATGAAGCATATTAATAGTTTATTATATTATATCGTACAAGTCCCCGTCATCTTGTTTGGGCTTTTTATGCTTGGGGAAGCGTTCAAAACAGGCGGGACAATGCCTTTTATTATAGCGGGAATTACCTTTATCTTTGCAAAGTTGCGCGATATAGATCGCTCCATACGCTTAACAAAAACTGTAAAAGCCCCTGAAACGGAAAAAAGCGAATAGCCCGTATTTCCATTTTAAGGCACCCTACGCGCGTTTTTGTGAGTCAGGGTAGCTTTTTCTTGTCCATACCCACTAAATCGCGCCAACGGGCCTTAAAATCCAAAATAAGCCTATCCAACAAGCAATCTGTAAACCGCAGGCGCACCACGCGCTAAAACAAGCCCTATCGTATCAGCATGCGCCCCTTGTGCTTTTAGCCCACGTGCAACTTGCCTGCGAGCGTAGCCCAAAGCGCATGCGCCAGATCGCTTTATCCGCAGCTCGGCAAGCGTGGTTCCGTGTTGCGCGGCGATTGTTTCGGCGATTTGGTAGAGCTTTTTCATGGCGTGGTTCCTTTCGTGGTTGGTAAACTTGTTAATTGAAAGCGGTTGCGGGGGGGGTTAGTAGGCTTCAGTATATTTTTTGCTAAATGTATCATAGGATAGTTTTATCATACCCTCTTGCCCGTAAGCATCATCACGCACTTTCTTGATATGTATTTCCGTAATGTCAGTATGTCGCGCTAGTTCTTTATCGTATGGTCTATGAACAGAAATACCAAAATCTGTAGCATTCCACCAGTGGGCAGATCCAGAAATATCACTAAGCCCCGCTGGGTAATCTGTATTCTGCACTTTCTTAGGGTGCGCTACAAACCAAAGATGAACATCGTACACGCGGCAAAATGTCAAAATTGATTCCAGTTTACGATTTATCCATTCTGTTTCGCTTACAGAATCAGGCTTGTCCGCATAAAACCTATTGTATGGGTCAAGTACAACGCCATTCACGCCGTACCTTTTCACCGCAGCCGCAGCGCGTTCTAAAGCCCATTCAATAGTATTTTTATCCCCTTGGCCCGGGCATATAAGGTGGAAATAATCGTTTAGCCAAGATACAGAATCCGTCAATTCTGCTTCTGTTATGTATTGCTTTACGGGTGGTCTTTCCAAAAACTTGTTTACCAATTTCAGGGAATGGTTAGACGGCCTCTTTTCAAGAGAACAATAGACAAACTTCCACCCTTGTTTGATAGCCAAGTTCAAACATACAGAATCCAAAAACTCTGACTTGCCACTTCCGGGGTATCCCGTAATGGTGGTTAAAGCCCCCTTAGGTATTCTGTACAGTGCATCCAATGAACCAAAGCCCGTAGATACGCCGTGGTCTAAGCCATTATGAAATATATCTTTAATTTCCCCGTAAAAATCCATTACGCGGTACAATCCATTTACTGGATAAGGTTTTGCCATGCTTATACATCCTCTTAGATCATCTGGCCCGTGTTGCATGAGAACATCGTTCGCGTCTTTGCACCCATCTACAAAATCAACAATCATGCACTTGTCTTTGCCAACGCGCCGCGATATTTCCTCTCTTAGCGCATGGCCGTTTTTGTCATTGTCTGTTGCTAGGATAATAGTTTCAAACGATTCCAAAAAATCGCAGCAATTATCTATAAACTCAAACTTCTTTCCGTTTTCACTTTCAGATACCGCATTCGGGGCACCATCGGGGACAGATACCACATTCCACATCCCCGCCTCATTGCAAGCGAGTTTGTCCATTTCGCCTTCTACGATAACCAAAATATCGCAATCTTGCGGCACATCGTCCATGCCATAGAAAACCTTTTCAGCCCCCGCCGATTGCGAAAACCCCTTTGTGCCACTGCGATATTTCACATTCACGCATTCGCCATCCCGATAAAACGGGAATTGGATACACGCCACTTCCCCGCCGTCTTTGGGTATGTAGTGCGGCCCAAAGTTGACCTTGTTTGCCTCTAGGGTGGAGGCAGATATACCCCGCCCCGCGAAATACTGCACCACCTTTTCAGGCAATCCCGCCGCGTTGTGCGTGTAGGAAGGCCGCTTGTACGATACCGGCCTGTCGTGGATACGGCCTGTACTCCCCTTAAAATCGCAGTTGTGGCAATTCCAGATCGCGCCCTCACTGTCAATTTTGACAGATAGGCACGGGTCTTTCTTGTTCTTGCGCCCCGCAGAACATTGAGGGCAAAGGGTTTTCTGTTCCCCGTTGCGGTTGTGGCGTAAGCGTATTCCGTAATCGGTAAGCGTTTTCATGGGCGGTGTCCTCCTTGGGGTTGGTGTGATTTTTGATTTTGTTGATTTACCCAGCTTGCTTCAAATCCAGCCCAGCCGCGTTCGCATGATTTTGTTAAAGCCGCCTCTAGCGTCCACCCTGCTTTAGCCGCCTCCTTTACGATCCCATCAAGGGCGGTTTGCGTTAAGACGGCTTTTTTTGTTTTTCGGATTGCTAGAAAATCAACCCAAATACGCTCGCTTACATTTTCAGGCCGTTGTATTATATTTTCATTTCCTACATTTCCTACATTCTTACTTACATTCTTATTTGTCCCGCCCTTGTCCCGCTCCTGTCCCGCTTGTGTATCGGTTGCTGTCCCGCTTGTGTCCCTCTTGTATTTAGGTATGAGTTGATATTTATCGTAATTACAAACGGTTATAATCATTTGACCTGTCCCGCTTTCTGTATCGGCCATGTCCCACTTTTTGAGGTGTTTTAGAAATCTCGCGACACTGCTTTTTCCCCACTTCCATTTTTCGGCAAGGTATCTTGTGGAATATGAAAGTTGACCTCTCTTAAGTGGAACTGGACTGCCGTTCACACTAACAACTAAGTCTTTCCATAGTGCGTTTTCTATAATCCACCCCCAAGCGTCCATGCGTGAGTATGGGTCTCCTTCAAAGGCAGAATGATCGCGCCACCCGCGCTTCATACTTACTTTGTTTGTTTCTATTTCCGCCACGTCTTACTCTCCCTTTAAGTTAAATTTCTGGATTGCGTCCCCGCATACTTCATAGGAAATAACGCCTTTTTCGCGCAAAAGATTAACGCGCTCCTTCTTTATTCGGGGGCAAAGTGTGCTGTTTGCGATCTGCAATAAGAGGGGAGGGATAATGTCCGATACATGGCGCATGATAAGATTCCTTAGGCAAAGAAAAACCGTTCCCGCAAACGGGTAAGGTTGTGTTGAAATTGTGTTGGGCCGTCAAAGGTCTATGGCGGCCCCGTGGATTGCGCGTGCCTCATCCCTCACCCCGCAACGACATCACCATCCGCATAACCGCCGTTGCCGTATCAATGGCGCGGCCAAGCAGCCTTACATCGGGCATAGGGCCTTCCCCGTCCCGCCGCCATTTGTTGAAATACCGCAACATGTCCTCGGCGGCCTCAATCTCATCAAGGCTAGTCTCCACAAGCGCACGCGCGACTTTGTGCCGTAAGGGGAATTGCAGGATTGCGGCTGTGTGTTGTTCTGTCATGCCGCCACCTTCTTTCTGCGTATCTGTAGGATAAACCTATGCTGCACCCCTTCAGCCTTGCGGATACCGTCATATTTTTCTTGCAGGAAAGCCCACGCCCTTGTCTTGTGGCGGTGATACATACTCACGGGATGCACCCGCGTCCCGTCTTTGAGAATATAAAAATCTGCCTTAATCGGCGGAAGTTCCTTGAAATTGCTGGCTTTGTAGATTGTCCCTATATTGCCAACAGTGCCATCAGAATAACTGATTAAGAAGTATACATTGGGTTCAATTATTCTTATTGCTTTTTTAAGCAACTTTATAACAAGGGTTTCACTATTGTGGGGCGGGTCATCAGAGAGCCACATCCTGTCAAATTCCATATATTCATTCTGTCTAATATCCCCGAATGAAGTTTTATTAGCAGGGCGTATGCCATACCCAAGACTTATCGCGCCGTGTACTTCGCCTTTGTATTTTACGATAAAGTGATGCTTGCTGTTTTTTGGCAGTGTTCTGCTGTAATGGTTTTGTACAATAATAGGCTCAACTGATTCCCTGTCTGAATACACAAGGCGAAAATCCCCGTCATCTACAGAGTGTAAAACCTTTCCTATAAGGTCGTCATCATAGCTGTATTCTATGCAATTCCGCCGTGCTGCGTTT